ATCGATGATTTGACAGATTGAGGCGCTCATAGGATCGATATTAAAATCCACCCCGATATATATTCTACCATTCTCATCAAATTCTTTTTTCTTCATATGTTTCTCTCTACTAAAGTTATAGTATATAACTCCAGAAAAGTTTTGAAATTTGGCCAAATATTCCTGCTGGAATTGTCTTTGGTCCATATCTTCTTTGGCTCTTTCAATTTCTTCTTCTGTAACTTGCCCTCCGTCCAATGTGGTGAACTGAAATGACTGCCAGTCTTTATCGTCTCTTTGTCCATAATCGAAGATATCTCGAAAATGGTTCATTCCTTTGGGGGTCCCGCAAAACAAAGCAGAACCTGGTGGTGTTTGTGCTGAAAGAGTTGGTCTTAATACAACTTCCCATACCTCTCTTCTCTGGTCAGCATATTCATCTAGCACCAAAAAATCCACACCACTTCCACGAAGTGAATCTATACGGTCAGAACCTTTTAGACTGATTTT